ATCTGTTTGAGTCTCAGTCTAACAGACGAATGGAAAGCTAATGCTTTACCGCCTGATGTTGTCCATGGATCTCCAAACATTACACCAAGTTTTTGTCTAAGTTGATTGGTGAATATCAATGTGACTTTTTGTCTACCAATCATATTAGTTATTTTACGCATTGCTTTAGAAATAATGATAGCCTTACTAGTTGCCCAACCATCTTTATCATAATCTGATTCAGCTTCAACTTTAGTTGTTGATCCAGCAACAGAATCTACAACAATTGTCACTAATCTATCTCTATCTGAACTACGTATTGTTTCTATAATATGTTCTATCGCTTCAAAAATGTCCTCTATAGTATCTAAAGGAACATATAACATTTTTTCTAAATCAACACCAATAGCCTGTAAAAATTCATGACTAACTGCATTTTCAGTGTCAATATAAACAGCTACACCACCCTTTTTCTGTGTATTTGCTAATGTATGTGCTGCTAATAGTGATTTTCCAGAAGCCTCAAGTCCTGTTATTTCTGTTATTCTACCAACAGGAAAACCACCATTTGGTCCGTTAGAAATAACTAGATCTAACATTGATGATCCAGAACTAACAAATTCTCTCACTTCTGTGGGTGCACCGGATTGGCCACTTAAAAAGTACGCAGCTTGGTGTTTTTTAAATCTCTTATTTAGATTGTCTGCTAGAGTTGCAGCTAATTCGTCTCGAATAGACTCATTTATTTTCATCTACATTCTCCTTTATAACTAGGGACGCTAAACCAATGGATGAGACACCAGACCGTTACACAGTAGTGTTCTACTGTCGGCGGTTCAGCGTCCCGCTTGTTATGTTTATTTAGATTATGAGTTAAAAAGCTGATCAAATGCTTCTGATACGTCTTCAACCTTATTTGCATTTCCAGCCGTTTTATCGGTTGGTCCTGAAGGTTTAGTAACTGTTTCAGATGATTCATCTTTATCGTCTGGATTCAGCCAAACATGAAGTACTTCTGTAAGTTCCTCATATGAAAGCTCAGTATAAACATCAGTAATTTTCTTCTGACCGTTTGTCCAAGAATCATATCGAGTCTCATCTTCAGTTGCCTTCGTCTGATTTGGCTTAACTCTAATCGTAGTTTTTGGAAATGATCTTCCAGTTTCTTCTGCTGATTGAAATTCAACAACGATATCTCTACCGGTTATTGGATCTGTCAAATCACCATAATCTGGATCTGAAATAAATCCAAGAAGTTCCTGGTAAACCATTTTACCAAAGCCCCAAAATCTAACTGGTTGGTCCTCTTCACCTCTAACAGCAACCGGAACAAAAGTACGCATTTTTGGCTCTAGCTTTTTAGCTAGCATATAATCGTCTCTGTTTCCAGTGCTTTTTAGTTTATCCGCAAATTCTACAAATGGATCTGGTCTTCCAAAAGATACTGGTGATAAATACGATTTAGCACTTATATCATAGTGAAAATACAACTCGATAAAAGGATTATCCTTATTATGTTTATAAGGAAGCATCCTTATTTGTTGTGTTCCTGGTGACGGTTTCCATAAGTTAGAAGTTCGACTAGTTGTCTGCTGAAGGGTTTGTAACCTATTTTTGATTGCATCTAAGTCAATTGGCATTAGATTTCTCCTATTTTGTTATTTTCATTTTTCATTGCTTTTGCAATAACCTTTTACATATATAAATATATACATTTTTTTCGAAAAATTAGTTTTTTTCAAAAAAGATTCCGTGACCATTGAAGCCAGTACCTATATGATCAAAGTATTTTTTTACAGTCCTCTTAAAATCTCTAGCCATAATTCTAGTACTTACTTTTTTACCATTTTGTATTGGATTTATAAACTTATCAAAATGACCAACATATGGTTGTGACCATCTAGCTGAATATGCAAAATACCTACTAGAAATTGGTAATACGTTTTCTAAGAAAAATGTTATTGGATCTGGTGTGTGTTCTATCATTTCAAACATACATACTAAATCAAATTTACGATTTGTTGGTAAACTCTCAGATATTGTTATGTTTTTAATATTATGATCTTCTATTATTTTACTCAATATTCCTAATTCATCTTTACTCTGTTCATGAGCAACTACTTCTGCATTTGGAAAAATTCTAGATAGTAATATTGTAGTTAATCCAATAGCACAACCAAAATCTAATACTGATGTGATGCTATTTGAGTCTATATTATTGTCTCTAAATTTTGATTGCATTTGTCCAAGAGTTGGTCGTGTTTCCATATAGAAACTTGGAATTGTTGTATACTTGTAATCTATATGTTCATAAACGCTATAGTCAGTAAAATTGGAATCTCTCCACTGCATACATAGTGGATTAAATTTTTCTTCGTATTTAACCAACTTTTCTTTAACTTCATCTACTGAACAATTATCGTTTTTAGCTAAAACTTCTAATAAATATTGATCAAAATCTTTATTCCAAGTATACCCTATGCATTTAGGGAACGTAACATTTTTTGGCATTATGCTTCCTATAACTTTACTATTTTATCGACCTTAGTTTTTATCTTCTTCAATCCATACCCACTATCGTTTGTCACTAATAACATATTACGATAATTCTCCCATTCTATAGGAAAAGTGGGGTCTATCTCCCCATCATTCAAAAGTTGAACAAGATTATTTAACGCATTAATTGTATATAGCGTATTTGTTTGCTTTTTTCTATGAAGCGAAATAGTATTTGGTAACCTATTGATTCTCTCTCCAGCCTCAACATTATATGTCAAGATATATTCATCCTCATTGCTATCACCTTCTAAAATAAAAATCTTGTCGAAGACAACGGTATAGACATCTAAAATAGAATCAATTGTGTCGTCTACTTTCTTCTTCTTAGTAAATGTGCATAGTAATTGTGTCCTCATCTTATAATCCTTCTTTATGGGTAACCATCCTAGTTAACCAGTTTTTTTCCTTACCTACTCTTACTACCGCATCATAAAGCCCCTGTTTATTGATCTTAGCTTTTCTTGCTACTGCATCTGAAATTTCTTTAAGAGCCTTTTTAGTAACCCATTTCTCATTACTAATCATATAATCCCAAACTCTACCAGCTATATTATCCCATTTAGCCTCTAATAATATGTCTTTTAATTTAATCATGATATATCCACCACCCAAAGAGTTGGATCTATTCCATGTTTAACTAATCCTGCTATTCGAGTATTTCCTCCCAGTAAATCATATTCTTTTTCTCCCTCTTCTGTCCAATTTGAATTCCTTAAAACTATTGGAGTTTCTATAACGGCATTTTTAAAGGCTGAATAAAATCTTTGCTTCTTCGGTGTTTCTAATTTATCAAAATTTAAATCCACATTAGCCAAATCATCTTTTATCTCTGAATATTTAACGTCCGTTCCGTTCTTAGCTAATTCTATCCAAGTTTTTTTTCCTAATGATTTTAATTCAGGATACCGAATGGCCTCTTCCCATTCAAATTCAAAATTTGGTTTAGTATATGTTATTTCTACTAATAAATCTTTTAATTTAATCATCTACATTTCCTATGTAGATTTCCAGCGTAAACTGAATTTGGACGCATTACAAAGTTTCCATTTTTATCTTTTCTAACTTTAAATCCTGGATTGGCTGTAAAAGCCATGTCATTTACACATTCTATTCCATCACTCATTTCTATTTCACCACTAACTGTATTTGCATTTGCATTACCATAGTCCTGAAAGTCTAAATCATTATTATGTATTGCTTGCGCCAACAATCCACCTCTAGCATACTGTTCAAGTCCTGCCAGCATCAATGCTTTATTCTCTTCTGTTAATCCTGGTGGTTTTGGAAACATTCCTTTTGATTCCCAATCTGCAATACTATCTTCTGCCCATTGAGCAGGTGATCTTCCATCTTTAAATTTCATATCATCGTCACTAACTAATCCCTGTTCTCTAGCCCACTGTTCTGTTGCATCTAATCTTCCCTGTCCTTCGTCTATACTATCTTGAGTTAGTTCTCCACCTTTTTTGGTTGTTCCCATAAAACCATTATGCATGTCTAAAATGTTTTGTAAATGTCCACCTGTATCTTTATTTTTAAATGTTGTTAATCCTAACTTGGCTTGAAAACCAGAAGCTGCTCCACCTTTTAATTTAACACTAAGTCCACCAGCATCAGTCATCATAACAATTGTTTCTCCCCCTCGAGCTAAATTCGATACATAATCTGGATCGTTTGGATCTAAATCTTTCTCTGGAAAAACTATAAGATCTGCCACTTTAACCGTCTCTCCAGCTGGAGCCATAGTTGGTATACCTCTTTTATTCATTGACATCATAACTAAGGATTCTGCTAGATCTGGAGCTCCTT